CGTCTAACTGTCGAGCATAGTGATATTTTTAAGGTTCTTGAGGAGCCACGTATATATGACTGTATTTATGTGGACTTAGTTGATCCAGATATGAATGACTCTATGTGGCATGGTCTCTTTGCAAAATTACTCGATTGGATGCCCGAAGGTGGTGTCATTACTATCAATGCGGGTGGATGCTATCCGTGGGATATGTCAGGAGTAGATGCGATAAAGATTCTCTATAGCAATCTTAATATTCCTGATAATTGTATCGCACACAGCAAAGTATTTGTACCATCTTTTGGTCGCGAATGGGCTTTTGTAAGGATTACAGTACCTGTCAAGGGATCTCAATTTGGAATGAGCTATTTTAATGTGTTTGACATTAATGCGTGCTAAATTTGAAGTCTACACTTTCTAAAAATAAACTCTAAAAATGAGTCTCAATATCATTCTCGGTCCCATGTTTGCAGGGAAGTCCTCTGAACTTCTCGGTACTATTCGCAAGTATACTGCGATTGGTTGGCCTATCTTTGTGATTACTCACAGTAGCGATACTCGTTACAGTGAGAAACCTGCTCTTGTTAGTCATGATAATGAAATGCACCCAGCGTTTGCTGTACATGATTTGAGAAATCTTGTACATACCGTACTTTATATGGATGCGAAACTTGTCATTATTGAAGAGTCACAGTTCTTTATAGGACTCAAGGAGTTTGTTCTTCGTGCAGTAGAAGTTGATAAGAAGGATGTGATTTGTGTGGGGCTAGATGGTGATACAGAAAGGGAACCTTTTGGTGAACTACTCAGTCTTATTCCATACTGCGATACGGTTGTAAAGCGTCATGCCTTCTGTCGTCGCTGTAAGACACCTGTAGCTGCTCTCTTTACCTATAGTGATAAGAAGACGGGTGGACAAGTACTTGTTGGAGGAAAGGAGATTTATGAACCTCTCTGTAGGGAACATTATCTTGAGTTGGTCTAAAAGTGGTGTTTTAATAATATACATGACAATTTTTACTTTTGGTGATAGTCACTCCGTTCATCCATTTGATAAACTTCCATATATAAGTGCAAATAGTATCGGATCAACACTTGCATTTACAATTGGACGTGATAGACTTGCGCGTCTTGACATACGAAAGTTTCCTGTAGCAGAGGGTGACAAAGTTATTTTCTCTTTTGGAGAGATTGATTGTAGATGTCATATTCATAAACATATAAATAATACAAACACATATCAAAGTGTAATTAAAAACATAGTAGATTCTTATTTTGAAGGAATAAAGGAGATTGTGGCGCCATTTACTAAACTTACTACATATATCTATAATGTGGTTCCACCCATTGAAGTGGATGCGACAATCTGGAATAATCCTGAATATCCTTTTATAGGAACGAACGACGATAGGAAAAAATATCATCTTTTTTTCAATGAATGTATTGCTAAAAACTGTAGGTCCTATGGCTACGGTTTTTTTGATATTTATGATAAATATACTGATTCAAACGGCTTTCTTCGTAAAAGTGATTCAGATGGATTTATTCATATAATGAATCCGCAGTATCATAATGAATTTATGATTTCGCAGGGTATTTATGATATTACACTACGCAAAAAAGCTACTTTAGGAGAGATAAATCCTGATACAATTGCTGGAAAAGTTATTATGGGTTTAGTTCAACATGATCTAAGTGTTACTATAATTCTGGAAACTGGTTGTAAAAATGGACTTGGTGCGACTCTCTGCTGTGTTTTAGGCGCAGTATCTCGTCCTGAATATATACCTGTAAAAATACTTGCGCTTGACATAAGTAAATTACATATAGCACTTTCACTTGAGAATTGGAAAGAGAGACCTGGTAGTGCTATAATTGAATTTTTTAATGCTCATATTTCAAAATCAATGATAGATGAAGAGATCGAAGATGAATTGAATACAAAAAAATTTAATGATGCGGCTACTCTAACTCTAAGAAAAAATATTGATTTACTTATTCTGAATGGTGAAAAGTTTTGTGAATTTTCCGATTACCAGGAGGCAAGCAAATTAAATCCGAAATATATTTTTGTAGACAATACTTTAAAATCAAATAGAGTCTTAGAGGATGCACAGAAAAATGGATTCTCTCTTGTATTTGAGAATGCTGAGAGAAATGGAGTAGCACTTCTAAAGAGAAATAGCTAAACTAGTATAGAATGGAAGCACCTTGGTACTGTTATTGTTTAGTTTCTTCAGGCGGTGGAACATATATTGGCGCAACTATCGATGTAGATCGGCGGTTGCGTCAGCATAGATGCGAGCTTTCGGGTGGAGCAAAAGCTACAAGAGCAAAGGTGGCGGCAGGAGAGACTTGGCGGCGTCACTGTTATGTTGGACCTTTTAACAAACACGATGCGCTATCATTTGAATGGCATTGGAAAAATGCGTCAAAGAAGCAGCGAGGTGGGGCTCTGGAACGGCGTATTGCTGCTCTTAATATGCTGCTTGCGGATCGAACGGCGTGTGTAGTTGTCGAGGATCAAAACTCCCAGGATCTAGAAGTCCCAGTTGACGGTCCTGTTGAAAACTAGGCTGTTGCTGCTGCTGCTGCTGCTGATGCTGCTGTTGCGGTGCCTTAGAACTAGGAGTCTTCTCCTGATACTTTTGGGAAACTGTAGGTGTAGGAGCCGTAAAAAGAATAAAACAGAGCGCATAGAGTATAACAACTAGACTTATAAATACAAGATGAAGAGGAACCGATTTCAGATACATTGCGCCAAGTGCTGTGCCAATTACAATTCCAGCGTCGGCAACAAGAATCTTTGCACCATTTTCTTTAGCATAATCTTTGAAGACATCAATCATTTCATTATATCCTTGTGGAAGATTCTGGATAGTCGTTAAATAGAAAAAGATGTCATGGAAAACCTGGAAGAGAACTACGCATAAAATAAAATAGAGAGGAGACCAGTCCATGACGGATTTGAAAAAATAAGTATAGAGAAAACGGGCACCTATAATGCCAATTATTGCACTTAGAATATCTGCAGCCACAGCAAAAATGCCAAAACGTTCATACCAATCATTAAGTGCCATAGTTCCCACTGTAGGGTTTGGTCCGGCATATTTAGTAAGAAATAGAACTATAAATTCTATAAAAACTGCAGCAGTCCCGATAAATACCAGGTCTTGAGAGTCTGTAGGATTGGAAATATCCATTCTATTATGTCAAGGTAAAAATTTGATATTACTACTTTACCGGAAACAGGTTAAAGAAAGTATGTCATACAGGGAACGGTGTTCAACTACATGTAAGCAAATGGGTGGATGGGGGTTTATAAGTGCGATTGGAATTGGATTCGTAGCATGGTCTGCTACGCATATCTACATGTGTTTCTGTGCACCAAGGGGTGTTTTCGGTTTTGTACAGAGTCTTGTTGTAATGGATAGTAGTTTCTGTCAGATTCTTATGGGGCTCATGCTTCATTCTCAGAGTATGTATAAGGCTATGCTCGTCGCAGCTCTATTTGCCGTTGTAGGTACTCTAGGCAAGGTTGCGACCTGGATGAGTGGTGAAGAGTTGGACGTCCCTACTGAAATTCAGGGTCCCATTTTGCGGCGTCGAAAGACGATTGTTGCGTAGTGCTTATAGAAATAACACCATATTTTTTTAATGAAGCCGTCAACTTCCACAACCTCACTAACAGAACTTACAGCGGTTATACCTGAAAATGAATGTTTTGCTTGTCTTGAACTTGTTCATGAAAGTGGCGCTGCTCTCGTAGAGAGTAGTAAATATACAACATGTGGCTGTCGATTCCATGTTCATCCAGTTTTATATTCCAGATCCATTATGTTTTCTACAGAATGGATATAAAATTAATTATCAAATTTTATACAAAAACAATAACTATGAAAAAATTAAAACCACTAAGAACCGGAAACCCATGGGTGGTTTCACGCTTAGTTTGAGTAAGCAAGTCCACCCATTCCGCTCATCACGCGAAGAACGTTGTAGTTCGTCGCATAGACATAGACCGTGGAGGACGTCGCCGTGCCAACCGCGTTGTTAGAGACCGTGAGGAGGAGCGTGGTGTTATCAATGCGTGATAAGTTGCACGTGCCTGACGGTTGGTGCTGCTCCGGCTGGAGGGCGAAGGAGTAGACGTTGATGCCAACAGACGGGATGTTGGTGTGGTGCTGGTACGGCTGGACCTCGTTGAAGTAGCGTCCCTCACGTACCTGGAAGCGGTCGTGTCCGTTGAGCTGGATGAGCGCCGTTACGCACGGGTTGGCACCCGCCATGCCCTCAACGCGCGTTACGGAGTAGCCAGACTCAAGGACTGACCGGTCACACCAGTCAGAGAAGTTGAACGGCTGCTGACCCTTCCACGGGTTGATGACCGTCGTGTCGCAGCTCGTGAAGGA